TCCAGCGGAAGGAGGCTCAGGCATGACCGCCATCGCCCCCGACGACATCACCACAACACTGAAAGACATTCGCGAACGCCTGACGCGCATCGAGGAGGGACAACAGAAACTCCGCGTCGAGATGGCCGAAGTGAGCGGACGGGTCAGCCAGCTTCCGACCAGTTGGCAGATGCTCACGGCGATTGTCGCAACGGTCTTCACGGTGACGGCGACGACGGCAGGCGTCCTGTTCGCCGCGCTGAACTATGCCAAGACGCTTTGAGGGCGCCATGACCACTACGCCCCTCGACCTGGACGAACAGATCGCCCGCATCCGCCTCGCCCAGGAACAAAGCGACAAGTTCCACGCGGAACAGCGCAAGCTCATCGCCGAAGCCGAGAAGCACAACATCGATCGATGGCTCGCCCCCCTCATCGCCGGGGTAACGATGCTGGGCGCACTGACGGCCGCCGTCGCCTCCGTCATCATGCTGCTGAGGTTCACGCCATGACCACACCCAAGCGACGGCAGGTAATGGCCAGGGCGCAGGCGGCGCTCCGACGCCGGGAGCGGGAACGCGGCATCGTCCGCGTCCTCGTCAAAGTCCACATGCGGCGCCGGCCCGAACTGGAGGCCCTGCTCGGCGACTGGATGCTCGAGGATCTGGCGCCACCACAGATGCCACCAGATGTTGAGGAAACTTGACGCCGGGCACCAGCAGTGGTACGCAGCAGATATGCGCGAACACGCAGCAGAAAAATCAACCCCGCACGGATCACTCCGGCGGGGTTTTTCATTGGAAAATATGTTCGATACCATCGCCAAGGCCGTTGCGGACTGGACCGGCCGACCGCTCGCGTTCGTCTGCGCCCTGGCGCTGGTGCTGATCTGGGCCGCAACAGGACCGCTGTTTGCATATAGCTCAGGCTGGCAATTGTTCATCAACTCCACCACCACCGTGATCACGTTCCTGATGGTCTTCGCCCTGCAGTACGCCCAGAATTCCGACACGGCTGCCCTGCACGCCAAGATCGACGGACTGATCGCCGGATGCTCCACCACCAGCAATGCCCTGCTCGACCTCGAGCATCGGCCGCGCGACGAGGTCGAGGCCGCGAAACAGCGCATCGTTGAGGGGAGCCCTTGACCGCTCTCACCGTCGTCTACCTGCCGATTGAGCGGCTAATCCCATATGCCCGGAACAGCCGTACGCACAGCGACGCCCAGGTGGCCCAGATCGCCGCCAGCATTCGAGAATTCGGCTGGTCTAATCCAGTCCTGACCGACGGCGACGGCGGCATCATTGCCGGTCACGGTCGCGTCCTGGCTGCCCGTCAACTCGGCATGCAAACCGTGCCGTGCATCCGGCTCGGCCACCTGACGCCGACGCAGCGCAAGGCACTCATCATCGCCGACAACAAGCTGGCGTTGAATGCCGGCTGGGACGAGAGCCTGCTGTCGCTCGAGCTGCAGGACCTGCAAAGCGACGGCTTCAGCCTGGAACTGACCGGCTTCAGCGGTGACGAGCTGGCCGACCTGCTCGCCGACCGCACCGAAGGCCTGACCGATCCCGACGACGCGCCGCCCGCCCCCATCAACCCGGTCAGCGTGCTGGGCGACGTCTGGGTCATGGGCAAGCACCGCATCGTCTGCGGATCGTCCACCGATGCCGACGCCGTCGCCAAGGCGCTGAACGGGGTCTCGCCGCATCTGATGGTCACAGACCCGCCGTATGGCGTCGAGTATGATGCAAGCTGGCGTCTCGCTGCCATGCCGGAGAAGAACACGAAGAACGGCTCCCACGGCATCGTCATGAACGACGCCACCGCCGACTGGCGCGAAGCCTGGGCGCTGTTCCCCGGTGACGTCGCTTACGTGTGGTGCGCTCCAGGCCCGTTGAACTGTTCCGTGCATGACAGCCTGAACATCTCAGGTTTTGTGCCTCGCATGCAGATCGTGTGGGTAAAGAACCAGTTCGTTCTTGGTCGGGGACACTACCACGCACAGCACGAAAACTGCTGGTACGCCGTCCGCAAAGGCGGAACGGGTCATTGGGCCGGCGACCGGAAGCAGAGCACCATCTGGCAGATCGACAAGCCGAAGAAGTCCGAAACCGGCCACAGCACGCAGAAGCCGATCGAGTGCATGAAGCGGCCCATTGAGAACAACTCATCGCCGGGGCAGGCCGTCTACGAGCCGTTCAGCGGCAGCGGCACGACAATTATCAGTTGCGAGATGACCGGCCGCGCATGCCACGCCATCGAGTTGAACCCGGCTTACGTCGATGTCGCGGTCAAGCGCTGGCAGAACTTCACCGGGCAGACCGCAACGCTCGAAGGCGCGGACATGACCTTCGCCGAGGTGTGCGAGCAACGCTACGCCGCCGGAGCGCTGGAGCACGGCGCCGCCTGCTATGACGAGGCTGTGGCGGCTGCCCGCAAGATGATCGAGGCCGCCGAGTGATCGCCGACGACTTTAAACTTCCCGAGTTGGAAAATGACATGGGCAACCCGGCCCACAAACCAACCGATGCCGACCGCGCCAAGGTCAAGGCGCTCAGCGCCTACGGTATTCCGCAAGAGCAGATCGCCCGCGTCTTCGACATCGACAGCAAAACGCTGCGCCTGCACTACCGCGATGAACTCGACCTCGGCGTCATTGAAGCTAACGCCCAGGTCGCCAAGACGCTGTTCCAGCAGGGCACGCGCGACGGCAACACGGCCGCGCTGATCTGGTGGACCAAGTCGCGCATGGGCTGGAAGGAAAAGCAGGAACTTCAGCACTCCGGCGGCCTCAACCTCAACGTTGTAACCGGCATCGACCGTGCTCCAGACGACAACGACCGTTAGCACCGGCTACGTGCCGCACAAGTTCCAGCGGGAGATCCATGCCGGGCTCAAGCGGTTCAGCGTCGTTGTCGCACATCGCCGGATGGGAAAAACTGTCCTCGCCGTGAATGCGCTGATCGATGCCGCCCTCCGATGCCGCAAGGTCGATCCGCGCTACGCCTACATCGCACCGTTCCGGGGACAGGCCAAGGCGGTTGCCTGGGATTACCTGCGCCGCTACGCGCTGACCGTGCCCGGCACCATCGCGGCCGAGGGCGAACTCAGCGTCACCTTCCCGCACGGTGCCCGGATCAGATTGTTCGGAGCGGATAATCCAGACGCGCTACGTGGCATCTATCTGGACGGTTGCGTCATGGACGAGGTAGCCGACATGAAGCCAGAAGTCTGGGGAGAGGTAGTCCGTCCGGCGCTCTCCGACCGGCTCGGCTGGTGCCTGTTCATCGGCACGCCCAAGGGTGCAAATCTCTTCCACGACCTCTACCAGCATGCGCTGACCGACCCGACATGGTACGCCGGCCTGTTCCCGGTCGATGAGACGGGGATGGTGGCCGAGTCCGAGCTGGAACTGGCGCGCGCGGTGATGAGCCCGAACAGCTATCGGCAGGAGTTCCTGTGCGACTTCACGGCATCGTCGGACAATGTGCTGATCCCCATCGATCTGGCATCCGACGCCACGCGCCGCACCATCGACGAACGGCTATTGGTCGGGTTGCCCAAGATCATGGGCGTGGACGTGGCCCGGTTCGGTGGCGACAGATCGGTGATCTTCCGGCGCTGCGGGCTGGCCGCCTATACGCCTGTCGTCCTCGAGCAGATTGACAACATGGCGCTGGTCGGCCGGGTGGTGAACGAGATCGTCAACTGGAAGCCCGACGCGGTTTTCGTAGATGCAGGGCGCGGCGAAGGCGTGATCGACCGGCTCCGCCAGCTCGGCCACGACGTCATCGAGGTCAACTTCGGCGGCAAGCCCGACAGCCCCCGGTATCAGAACCGTCGCGTGGAGATGTGGGACAAGATGGCCAAGTGGCTGCGCATGGGGGGCTGCCTGCCGCCGGTGCCGGAGATCAAGGCGGACCTGTGCGCCCCGACCTACAGCTTCGACCCGAGCAACCGCATGTGCCTTGAGTCCAAGGACGCGATCAAGGCGCGCGGCCTGCGCTCCACCGACATTGGCGATGCGCTCGCCCTGACCTTCGCTCACGACGTCCATCCCAGCATTACGCGGCATGGCCCGGCGAAGATCCTCTCCGATTACAACCCGTACGAGGCTGCATAGCATGTGCATGGGCGGCGGACCAAAGCCTCCTCCTCCAGTCGCCCCGCCCCCGCCTGCGCCGACCATGGCGTCGCCGGTGGTGCAGATGGCGCGCGACGATGAGAAGAAGCGCGCCCGGCTCGCCGCTGGCCGGGCATCGACCATCCTGACCGGCGCCCAAGGCCTCGCCGCCCCGGCGGTCACCGGCGTTAAAACGCTACTTGGTCAGTAGATAAATCATGCCAGACACGATGATCGGGGCCGGCCGTGGCTACGGACACGATGCCTCACAGCCGAAGCTGTGCTTCGAGCGCAGGCTGGCGACGCTCAAGCAAGAGCGGTCGTCATGGATGGCGCACTGGCAGGACCTCGCCCAATACGTCCTGCCGAGGGCTGGTCGGTGGCTATCGAGTGCCAACAATCGCGGCGACCGGATCAACGACAAGATCTACAACAACACGCCGACCTTCGCTCTCCGCACCCTGGTGTCGGGGATGATGGCCGGCATCACGTCACCCGCCCGGCCGTGGTTCCGGCTGGCGGCGCCCGATCCTGAGCTGATGGAGGTGGCCGGTGTGCGGTGGTGGCTGCACGACACCGAGCGGCGGATGCGCGTCGTGTTCAATCGGTCGAACGTCTACAACGCGCTGAGCGCCGTCTACGAGGAGCTGGGGCTGTTCGGCACGGCGGCGATGGTGATCGAGCCCGACACCATAGATCTGCTGCGCTGCTATCCGCTGACGGCCGGCGAGTACATGCTCGGCACCAGTGGCCGCATGGTGGTTGACACCGTGTACCGCGAGCTGCGGATGACCACCGGGCAGTTGGCCGACCGGTTTGGGGAAGATGCCGTCAGCACCACGGTGAAACAGCATTTACGCCGCGGTGAGGTGGATGTCTGGATTGACGTGATCCACGCCATAGAACCCAATCGCAAACGTGAGTACGATAAGGCCGACCGCAAGAACAAGGCGTGGCGGTCGGTGTACTTCGAGGCCGGCAACGACCCGGACAAGCTGCTGTCGGACAGCGGCTATGACGACTTCCCGGCGATGTGCCCGCGCTGGTACGTCAGCGGTACGGATGTGTATGGCCGATCCCCTGGCATGGACGTGCTGGGCGACGTCAAGGCCCTGATGATCCTCGAGCGGCGCATGGCGCAGGGCGTCGACAAGACCACCAATCCGCCGATGGTCGGCCCGGCCAGCCTCAAGAATGCCGTGGTCAACCTGCTGCCCGGCGGCGTCACGTACGTCGATGGACAGACGCGCGACGTGTTCCGCCCGGCGTATCAGGTCAGCTTGCCGCTGGGCGAGTTGGACACCCTCATCCAGCGCCACGAGCAGCGTATCCAGCGCGGCCTGTATGCTGACCTGTTCTTGATGATCTCGCAGGAAGAGGACGTCCGTACCGCGACCGAGATCAGGGTCAGGCAGGAGGAAAAACTCCTCGTGTTGGGTCCCATGCTGGAGCGCTTGCAGGTCGAGCTGCTCAATCCGCTGATCGACCGCACGTTCAAATTGATGTTGCAGGCTGGCCAGATCCCGGAGCCTCCGCCGGAGCTTCAGGGTGCCGACCTCAAGGTCGAGTACATCAGCCTGCTGGCCCAGTCTCAGCAGGCCATCGCGACCGGCGCCATCGAGCGCATGGCCGGGTTCGTCGGCAACCTGCTGGCCGCGAACCCCGAGGTGGCGGACAAGTTCGACTTTGATCAGGCCTGCGATGAGTACGGCGAGGCCTTGGGCGTACCGCCCCGCATCATCCGCTCCGACGAGGCGGTGGCGGAATTGCGGCAGGGCCGGGCCCAGCAGCAACAGGCGCTGCAGCAGGGTCAGGCTGCACTCAGCGCTGCCCAAGGCGCGCAGGTGCTCAGTCAGACGGACACGCGCAGCGACAATGCGCTGACCCGCATGCTGGGGCTGCAAGGGTGACGCATACACCCCCGACTGCGCGGGGAATACCACGGATGGATGCCCAGCATGCAGGTCAAGGCAGGGGAACACCCCCGCGTGCGCGGGGAACACGCCAACGTGGCGCCGGCCAACGGCACCGGCACGGGAACACCCCCGCGTGCGCGGGGAACACGCGACGGCCAGTTCGGCCGCTGTCTGCTTTTTGGGAACACCCCCGCGTGCGCGGGGAACACCGTCCGTGAAGATTATCACGCTGCCTGACCGTCACCTCATCGCGCCTTGGGATACCCCATGAGCAACGACGAGTTGCTCCTGCCGATGAACGCGAAGCTGTCCGGCGGCGAGATGCTGCGCGTCGTCGGCGGCAACGGCAAATCGGTGCTGGTGCCGGTCACCGCGCTGCTCGATGGCCCCTTCGCCTTCCTGCGCGACGACATCCTGGTGCTGACCGCCCGCGTGCTGGTGCTCGAGGCCGAGATCAAGACGAAGAAGGATAAGGACAAGCCATGAGCACTCACGAGCTGCTGCTGCCCACGGTCAGCGACCTCGACGGTCCCGCGGTGTTCCGCGCCATTCGGACAACCGGCGCTGTGGTGCAGGTGCCGTATTCCGCCATCACCGCCGAGTCCAACCCACCCGTGTCCGGCCTGACCGCCCTGACCGGAGCCGGCACGGCGGACGGCGACCTGTTCCAGATCTACGACCTGTCCGTCACAACCAACAAGAAGCAGACGGTCAGCGAGCTGGCCCTGGCGCTGAAGACACGGCTTGCGCTCGCTG